ATTCAGTTTCCTGTCTATGTTTTAAACACAGACAACGTAGAGCTGATAGATGGCCTTTTAATAGCAGAAGACCAAATTATAGATGATAAGAATATGCGTGGTGAGAATCTTGCCATGCGTAGGCTTCAGACCCCTATGAAAAGTATATACCCACTAAAGTATATGATTGATAACATACCCGATCTTATAAGACATAGGGGTAGCAATTATATTGATAGCAATGGTAAATACTTCTTCTTAGAAAAAACAAAAACAAGTCCTATTAAATATCATAAAATAGGCAGAATTGATGGCAAAGGAAACGCCGCACTAGTATGGTGTTTAAATATTCCTTTTCCATTTGTATGTAAAAGACCGCCCAGACTAGAAGATACCTGGGCAGGAATACTATATCGAAACGGACTCCCTTGGGAACTGTGGGAGTTTAGTACAAAAAGGAAAAAAGACACATGGCGAAAGATTTAATAGAAGATTTAAAAAAGGGCTTATGCTTGGTAACTTATCGTAGTTTGAATTCTAATAAAGAAAACGAATTCGAGGCTACATTGATGCCAGAACATATACATAATAACACAACCCTTAATCAGAGAGACGATACAGATAAGATTCTCATGTACAACTGTACTTTTGAAAAATGGGAAGATATAGATGCAGATACTATAGTTAGATGGATTAAACTATGAAAAGTGTTATAGAAACCCCTTATTGGTGGTGGGACTCTGCTATTTCTCCTGAGATGTGTAGAGCAATCATTGCACAAGGAAATAAATTGGAGCTAAGTACTGCAGGAATCAAAGACGATAAAACTGTAAATCCAAAGTATAGAACAACAGAAGTGGGTTTCTTTGAGGAAGGCCCAATACATGCTATTACTAGTCATTATATCCATAAAGCAAACCCTTTTGCCGAATGGAACTTCGATTTGGCGAGTACTGAATTGGTACAATTCGGGAAGTATATGCCAGGCGCATTTTATAAAGAGCATTGTGATTCAGATGTACTTAACTTTGCTAATAGAAAATTATCTATTAGTGTACAACTTAGCGCCCCTGACGAGTATAGTGGAGGCGATCTTAGACTTAAAGGATGGGATAAATCCCCCTGTATAATGCCTGAAGAACTAAGAAATCAAGGTACGGTAATTGTATTTCCTTCTATGCTTTTGCATGAGGTTACAAAAGTACGTGCAGGAATTCGATATTCTTTGGTACAATGGCATAGTAGCTCAGAGTCAGCATAATGAAAGCAATAATAGGTAACAGAATATTTATGGAAGTTCCTGCAGATCTTAAACAGAAGATAGATGAAGAGCTAACATATAGTATTCCTCCTAGAAATCCTCAAGACCCTCCTTTCGTAATCAAGAATATGGGCTTAATCAAAGGAGGATTGATTTCTATACCGAGCGGTAGAATGGATCTAATCCCAAATGATTATACTGTAATCGATAGACGAGTTAATACGGAAATAGATTTTCCTGAGTTTACGTTTACCTTACGTCCTTCCCAACAGAAGGTATATGATGAGGTAGAAGACAATGCTATAATAAACGCATGGGTCAGCTGGGGAAAGACTTTTACAGGTTTAGCTATTGCCTCAAAACTAAAGAGGAAAACATTAGTAGTTGTCCACACAATTGCATTAAGAAATCAGTGGGCAAAAGAAGTAGAGAAAGTCTTTGGAATAACGCCAGGCATTATTGGAAGTGGAAAGTTTGAAACTGATAGTCCGATAGTGATTGGAAACATACAAAGCCTTTATCGAAAAATAGATGAGATAAAAAAGGAGTTCGGGACAGTTATATTAGATGAGATGCATCACATATCTAGTCCGACTTTTAGTAGAATTATCGACAAAATGCATAGTCGATACAAAATTGGATTATCAGGAACATTAGAAAGAAAAGATGGTAAGCATGTGGTATTTAGAGATTATTTTGGAAACCATGTAATGAAACCGCCTAGAGAAAACTATATGCCTCCAATAATCCATATAATAAAATCTGAGGTACGTTTTCTTGATGGAAGTCGTACACCTTGGGCAAATAGAATTAATCACTTAGTCTCTCAAGAGGAGTATATACATAGTGTTGCAATGATTGCATCTGGCTATGCAGCAAAAGGTCATAAGGTTCTGGTAGTAAGCGATCGAGTGTCTCTGCTAAAGACTTGTGCGAGATTGAGTGGTGATTCAGCTGTATGCATAACTGGTGAGCTAGAACAGGAGCAGAGAGAGGAGTATTTGGAAAGTGTAAAAACATCTAAAAACATTCTCTATGGTACACAGGCTATATTCTCAGAAGGAATATCTTTAGATGTATTGAGTTGCTTAGTTTTGGCCACCCCGATAAATAACGACCCTTTACTTACACAGCTAATTGGTAGAGTCATTCGCAAAAAAGAAGGCAAGAGACAGCCCGTAGTTGTAGATATACATTTACGAGGAAAGACTGCTAGCAAACAAGCTAATGCTCGTTATGGATTTTACATGAAACAGGGATATGAGGTTCGAATTTTATAATTCGTAACCGAAGTAGATCAGAAAAATAGTGCTTGACACAAGTTTAAAATTTTGTTATAATATATGATATTGTATAATTGGAAAAAGATTCTAAAAGAGACAAACGGTAGTACCAAAGACATCATGGTTATTCTTGATATCTTAACGTACAGAATACCGCCATCAAACTATTACGACCCCAAGTTCAAGTTTTGGACTAAAAAATGGGGTGGGCATAGCTACCTCTTAAATCCTGAAGCACTATTTATACAGCGGAGATTTTTCTCCGACAGAGAAATTGCGGAATATGCAGGTGTCGCTTCCTTCCGTAGTTACAATCACTATGTGACAACAAAAGACACCACACTGGACCTCATAAGGTACCCACTGAGTGAGGATATTATAAAAAACAATAGATTACTAGAAATTAAAGGTGACAAAATACACTTTAAATTTGAAGAAATCAGAGACTTAAAGGAATTAAAATGGCAATAAAATTTAATCAAACAAAAGGCGAGGCAAAGAAAGACAAACTTGACTCATACACATACACAGGAAAAGAAGATCATCACGTAAGACTAGTGTGTGATTTACTACCAAGATATGTATATTGGGTAAAAGGAGAAAATGGGAAGAACATCCCTATGGAATGCTTAGCTTTCGACAGAAATACAGAGACTTTCAACAGAAAGGAAAAAGATCATGTACAGGACTACTTTACCGACCTTAAATGCGGTTGGTCTTATGCAATACAGTGCATAGACTATGGTGATAACAAAGTAAAAATCTTTAACTTGAAGAAGAAATTATTTGAACAACTAACTGTGGCAATGGAAGACCTAGGCGATCCTACAGACCCAGAAACAGGATGGGATGTATTCTTTAAAAGAAAGAAAACAGGACCAAATGCTTATAACGTTGAATATCAACTACAAGCATTAAAATGCAAACCAAGACCTCTTACTGAAGCAGAACAAGAGCTTGTAGCAGACTTAAAATCAATGGATGAAGTCTTACCAAGACCAACTCCAGAACTACAACATGACTTATTAAAGAAAATAACACAGGCTGATGGCGACATCGATAGTGATATTTCTGATGAGTTTGACGTATCGTAATATGATTTTATTCACAGCAGACTGGCATATAAAGCTTGGACAAAAGAATGTACCAACATCATGGGCTTGTAGTAGATACAAGTTATTCTTTGAGCAAATTGAGGAAGCTGTAGTGGAACATAATATTACAACACATATCATTGGTGGGGACTTGTTTGATCGAGTCCCTTCAATGGATGAGCTAACATTGTACTTTGACTTTGTAAAGAGTACTAAAGTTAGAACGATAATTTATGACGGTAATCATGAAGCTACAAAGAAAAATAAGACTTTCTTTGATAATTTAATTAAAGTTACTAATCAATTAAACCCTTTAGTAACTGTGATTACAGAAATATACTACGAAGGAGACTGGGCAATTCTGCCGTATGCAGACTTACACAGAAAGAATAGTATAGAAGGTGTAGATGCCGACTATTTATTCACTCATGTAAGAGGGGAGATTCCTCCACATGTAACACCTGAAGTAGATTTAACAAGGTTTGAGAAGTATAAAACTGTCTTTGCTGGAGACTTACATGCTCATGAGAATACTCAAAGAAACATTGTATATCCAGGAAGTCCCATGTCTACATCTTTCCATAGGAACAAGATAAAGGCAGGCTTCATAGTAATTGACACTGATTGGTGTTGGACATGGTATGAATTTAAACTACCACAACTTTACCGAAAGACTGTAACAGACCCAAATGACATGATAGCAACTGACTTTGACCATACAATCTATGAGATCGAAGGAGATGTAACTGAATTAGCAAATATTAAAAATTCAGAATTACTAGACAAGAAGCTATTGAGAAAGTCTACAGAGTCTACGTTAGCTCTAGAGAAAGAGATGACAGTAGAAGATGAATTGAGTCTATATTTCAAAGAAGTAATGAAATTAGACGTAGGAAAAATAGGAAAAATATTAGGAGTATTTAGTGATTATTCTAAAGAAGTTGAAATGGAGTAATTGCTTCTCGTATGGTGAGAATGTAGAGCTTGACTTAACTGATTCCACTCTTACTCAATTAGTAGGAACGAATGGTGTTGGCAAGTCTTCTATACCCCTCATCTTAGAAGAAGTATTATTCAACAAGAACAGTAAGGGTGTTAAGAAAGCGGACATTCCAAATAGGTATGCAAATGCTGGTTATAAGATTAACCTAACCTTTTCTGTAGATGGTGTAGA